GATTAGGATGTACTAATGTCACAACATCAGCAGATTGTACATAATGTAAATCAAATAATTCTGCTTCTAAATATGGTGATGGTATTTCGTATATGTTTGGATTTGTAGGCATCGCATACCAATTAGTAGCATTTGGTGGTTGGCTATTAGAATGCGCTGTTTTAGCGTAATAATTTACGTTGTTATATTTTGCTATATCGCCTACAGCATAATTTGTACCACTGTTCCATGCTGCACCATCGCTATAAAATAAAGTTTGTCCTTGGGTATGAAATCTAAAATATTGATTACCCATTTCAATTACCATCGTTTGTACAGTATTAAAAGTAAAAGACAATAGTCTTGTAGCTTTTGTGCTGTCTTTTACTTCTCTAACAAATGCAAATCCCGGTCTGTTTTCTGCTGGCCCTTGTGGTTTAGAAATAAAATTACGCATTGTCGCTGCGCCCTGTTGATACTTTGCATCATCTATACGCCCAAACATTTCTGGTGATAATTCACCTGCCGAAAATGCTTTAGAAAATGTGCGTGTAGTTGGCATTTGTTATCTCCCAGATGTCCAAGGTACAATATGTTCTATCGTAATATCTCTTTGTAAATTGTCTGCTTGCTTTGCACTTGCTAAATAACCTTGCATCATTTCTATGCAACGTTTTGCTTCTGCCATACCTTGATCACCTTTAATTATTGGCCCTGCAAGCATTGATGCTAAATGCCAAGATAATGTATTAACAAATAAAGGTGGAAACAAAGATGGATCAGTAATAAAAGCTTGATACCTTAACATTGCGTTTTCTTGGTTTGTATAAATATATGATCCTTCTATTGCAAATTGTTGTGGTGTATATTGTCCAGCTACTATTGTTGGCGCATAATTTGACGTTATACCACCGGGCGTATCGCCAGCAGACATTCTTGTAGCGTAATCGTTTTGTGCTGTAGGAGATATTATTGCAACAGCAGACATCATGTCAGCAGGTGCTGCGTATGCATAATCCCATTGGTCTAACGTATTAGTTGTTAATGCTAAACTTCCACGTTTAGATGCAAAACTCCATGTATGCATTGCTAACAAACTGTTTCTTGCAATTGGATAAAACCGTGCAGCTTTTTCTGCTTGTGCCGATCCTTCTGGTGGGGATAGCGTAGCTATTGTTGCATCATCACCCAAGTTTGCTAGGGCAAGGTTGCAAATATCTACTTCAGTTGCCATGTCATCTCCTAAAAAAAGAGGAGGTTAGCAGTAACACTACTAGCCCCCAGTATGCAAATAAGAAACTAATACCTATTTACTAGCTGCTTCAAGTTGACTAATAAGAGTTTCTTTTGTTTGTCTTCTATCAAGTTCTACCCCAATAGAACGACCATAAATTTCAAGTTCTGCTTTAGTCATTGATACATAATCAATTGATTGAGTAGTTGGCTGAACATCTTCTGACACTACGGTTGGTGTGTTAGACGGCACAGGTAGATCAGGTTCAGTTCCACCAACTAATTCAATATTACTATTGAACTCTCCATTGTATTCAAACTCTTCATCAGCTTCTCGCATGGATTGACCAACGAAACACTTGACTTTAGCTCTGTAAATAGGCATAGATTCTCCTTATTAAGCTACGGTAAAGCCAGAAGCATAAAACTTTCTACCGTCACCGATTGTTTCTACTATATCAGCAGTAACTTTACCAGCGTTAAAAGTACCAGCAATTGTGTATCTAGCACCAATATATCTTTGGCCTTTGCCAGCAATATCTGGGTTAAAACGTACTACTACGTTTTTGCCTAATGTTAGTGCTGCTGTAAGGATTGCATCGCTGCTACCAATAACAGTAGGACTAGACAAGTTAGCGTTTGCGCTAGTAATAACTTCAAACTTTACGCTTGTACCATTTGCTAATGCAGTGGTAACGGCAAAGTTCATATACAATGCAGTACCTTCACCTATGTCTCTAGCAGTTCCTAGATCTACAGTGTTAGTAGATACAGCAGTTGTTGTAAGTGCTTGATCTTCACTTACTCTGAGCAATGAATCAGTAATCATTTTTAATCTCCTTTGTTAATAAATTAATTAAACAACACGAGCTTCGCTGTTAATCAACGCATCCACTCTTCTTAGAGGTACGCCTAAGAATGATAAGTAGCTTTGTGCTGATCCAAACTGTGATAAACCTTCTTGTATTGACAAAACGTTTTGTGATTTATCAAGTGCTGCAATAGACATTCCAGAATGAACAGTTCTGTTCATATAGAAAGCTGCTCTACCCATTGCCATGTTTGGTATTCTGTACAATGCTCTAGCCATTAATTTGACTAAGTTTGTTGATGCAGCAGCAGTTTGAGTGTTAGAGCTTGCAAGGAGGTCAGAAATGTCAATGTTGCAAATACGAACAACGTATCTCCAATCTTTAACAACAAGACCGTTTTTCCACTGATAACGTGTAGCAAAAGCTTGTAGTCTTGTGCCATCACTGTTGTATACAGTTTGCTCACCTAGATCTTCGTGTGTCAAACCTGCTTTAGATCCTTTAGGAAAAGGACAATATACAGTTTGGTCACCCCAAACAACTAGATATACAGAAGCATTATCAGAACCTGATCCACCTGCATCAAGAATGTTTACAGCGTTATCAGCAGATAAATCACCATATCTTGGTGCTAAACCTAAAAACTTCTTAGGATCTGTTCCGGGATTACCATAGAACATAGTCTCTGCTTGAGTCTGGTTCATTGCTTCCAAGAACGCAGTATCTTCAGATAGACGGAATTGTGCAGTGTTACCATTTAACATTGCTAAGTCTTTGTCCACTTCAGAACGTGCTTCAAGAATTGCACAGGCTTCATCAACTTGAGCAGTTGTTGATTTACTGCCGGGAATACCTTGGTTTAATGCACGGAAATAAACTGATGGTAAACCAGTTCTAATAATTACACGTTCACCAGTTGGTAAATTACCTTCCTTAAACACGCAATCATCTAGTATTTCGTTGCTTTGTGATAATAATTCTGCAACGATTGGAACTCTACCGTCTGGGTCAGATCTTTTTGCCCAATCCGCTAGGGTTAAATTTGAGGTTGAGAGAGTAGCCATTTAATAACTCCTTACTTGTTTTGCTGATTAGAATACAATGAATTTGCTATAGCGTTAAAATCTTTTGGGCCACTATTTCTAGAATAATCAGCACCTTCAGAATTGCCGACATAACTGTCTTCACTGATTGCCTTACCTGCTCTGTACATAAACCTGATTATTTCAGGGTGATTTCCAAAGCCTGTTTCAACTAGCAGCGACTTCAAGGCATCATTACCAAACGCATCTAAAGCAGTTTTTGCAATTTCTAAATTGTCGTTTAGTTTTTCACCGCCAAATTCTTCGTCAGCTTGTGAATTACTTACCCAATCAGCTTTTGCAACTTCTAAAGCTTTAGCTTGTTTGGCTTGTATGACAGGTGCAACCTTGTCTAATACCTTTTGTGCAGCTTCTTGTGGCAGGTTAAGTTCTTTAGCGACATCACCGAATGCCGTTAAGACTTCGGGGTCGAGTTCATTTGGTGCGTCAGCCACCTTTGGATTAAACTCGTATTTTTCAGGCGCACCTTCTGGTGCTTCTGATTCGCTAGTTTTACTTTCAACAGTGGTTTCATCCGAAACTTGTTGATCCTGTACAGTTTCAGCTTGCTGCTGTGTTTCAATAGTCTGCTCACTAGTAGCAGTATCTACTGGTTGCTGTTGTTCGCTGCCTTCATTTGTTTGGTTGGCTTCCGTCATCAGCATCTCTGACATTTTTTTGCTCCTTAATCATTGTCGGGTATAACTCAGGGCAGAGAGTGTGGATCAAGTTAAGTATTTGCAAACCATAATTCCTGTTACCTTCGCTAAATGACATTGCCATTGCGTTAGTGTTGACCTTTGAGATCGAGAGGATTGTATTCGCTCATAAACCAATATATCTAGCTATAACAAGGTTACGGTTACACCTATTTTTGGTTTGGATACATTTTTTTGGCAGTTTTTGCTGCATTTTTAAAATCTTTTGCAGTAGGTCTACCTTTTTCACCCGGTTTTTTCATACGTTCACCAGATCCTCGTGCAATTCTTCTACGTTTTCTGTGAATGTTTTCGTATAAACTCATTTGTTTGTAGCTCCGTATAGTTTGTTTGCAAATTCTTCTTGTTTAGTTTTATTTTTTTTCTTTTCTTTTTCTTTTTTATCGTGTGCTTCTAACATTTTTTTGTACTTCATTCTATATTCGGCTGACATATTGCCATAACCAAAGTTGTCTGCTGTTTTTTCAGCCATAATTACCTCCTATGCTAAGTATGTAGCTTGTTTAGCAGCAGGTTCTGCCTTTGGTGGTGCTGTCGCTGCCTTTTCACCATACAATCCTTCTGCCTGATCACCACTTTTATTAAATGGTTCTATGCCCATAGCAGTTATTTGCAACTCTACATTTTGTTCTACGCCATCTTGTTCTTTACTTTCTCTAACAGTTTTGACATATGCCAATCCTTTAATCATCATTTCGCTACCAGCTTCTGGTAATTTTTCTATACCTAACTTTTCTAGCTCTTCTCTACCTAAAGATATACATAAACCGTAGCTATACATCGGCTCATCATACATTTCATTACTATCAATAGGTTGTGGGTCTTTTTTTAAGTCAATTAAATCCATTTGTTATACCTCCAATGGTGATGGTGAGTTGTAACCGCTAAATTGATTAATCATGTCCATAGCATTACCTGCATCTACTTTACCTAACTTTGACATATTTTCAGCAGCCTGATTCTGTGCTTCTTGTTGCGCTGCTGCTTGTTGTGCTTGCGCCCTTGCCTGACGTATCTTTGCAACTTGTGGCCCTGCAACTATTAACGATGGGTCAACACCTAACATATCAGCATAACCATCAGCCCATGCATCAGAATCAAACTTATCAAGTACATCAGGTTTCATCTGTGCAACCATACCCATGCTATTTACATATCTATCTACACTGTTTGTTCCTATAGCACGTTGCGCTTGCGCCAACATAGATACAAATTCTACGTTTAATTCCATGCCTTGCAACTCTTCTGGGGCTGGTGGTATTAGTCCAGCTTCTACCATCCTGTCAAAAGTTATATCAATTAAAGGATCTAACAACTCATTATGTAAACGCTCTAACACAGGCCCTAGCATAAGCAGTTTTTCTTCGTGTCGTTCTGCTACTTCTGTTGCTGTCATGCGTGTATCAGTAGCATTTGCCAACATAAGAAACAAATCAGCATAAAAACTACTGTTAATACGTCCACGAACATCTTGTATATCTCTTAGTAAATGATCAAGATTTAAATTTACGTTAAATGCTGTTTCAATTTTGCCCTGCGCCCCATCAATAAACGTAACCCCACCCGGCAAACTGTCTACATCTCTGTTTTTCATGTAGCTAGGCACTTGTAATGGTGGCTTTGTTTGGTAATCAATGCCCTGTGCTTTGCGTAACTGTTCATGCTGTAACTGTTTTATGTCACCTAACGACTCCATACCCGGTGAATTACCATAAATATCACCACCTGCAACGCCCCATCTTGGTATAACTGCTGGAAATTCTTTAAATCCGCTTTCTCTTAACACTTGATCGCCATCACTGCCTGTTTCAAAATAACAAGACTTGTATGGCATATTCATATTGTCCTTTTTTTTGTAGTCACGATCCCTATCATCTCTTGGTTCTATGGC